TTATTGAAAATTAGGTTCTATAAAATTTACGATTCGTGAAGGCTGCACATTATTATGAGGCTGGTCTCCCCCGGTTGTTGCTGTTTTTGCAGAAGACGCGCCGTTGGTTGATGCTGATAAATGGTTACCATTCTGACCGGGAGGGCCCGCATATTCTGCGGTAGCGTGATCGTGTATAGGTATTTCGGATATGGTAAGCTTATGTGTTTTACTTCCAAAGCTTGCATTTAATGTCGCAAAATCGGGATCATCAGGATCGAGACCCACCAATGTTTTTCCCCTGAGATCAATACATTCTTTCCAGCCTTCCGGAATTTCGTCAAACGGTCTTCTCCAAGCCCAGACAATCCCACCGTTGATAATTGGGGCTGTTTTAAGTTCTAAAAGTTGTACACGATCTTCCAAAGCTTCAAGATCATCCTGAGAAGCACTGCTTTCTACTTTCTCCTGAATTTCCTTAAGGGTTTTTAACTTGATGAAATCTGCCCAATTATAATTGGGATTTCCATTTCCGAAACGCACAATCTTTTTTTCGATGAGTGTTTTTGTCGTTTGGTCTTCAAAAGTTTTTTGTATCTCTTCGGTATGGATATAAACAGTAGGTACAATGGACCCCCCCTCAAAATAATATAACTTACCTTCAATAGCCAATACTCCCGGACTTACATTCGTTCCGATGATCTCACAGCCGGAAAGTATGGTAAGGCTTCCCGAAAGATCACCTAACACTTCAAATATTCCGTACGCCTCCTCAATAAGAGCCATCAGGTCATTTGTCAATGGTACACCGCCCGTCTGTAAAAATTTGAAAATATATTTCATCTGTAATTTTTATCTTTTTTTATGGTCAGATGGAACCTTATGCAGGTTTCATGATTAAATGATTACGATTTGATATTGCTTGCTTTGCAGGATATAAAAATCTATCTCTGCCTTTAACTGTAATGGGTTAATTGCCGTATTCGGTATTTCTACGATAAAATCGTATTCACTGTACAATTCCGCCTCTGTTCTTATATAAATTGGGTTACCGCTATCATACAGCCATTGCATTTTAGAATGTTGTACATCATCCTCTGCCTCTGTGTAGAGATAAACACCTTCATACTGTACCGCTTTAACAATTTTAATTCTCCGTTCTATGGGGTCAAATAGATCATTAAGTCTTCTTTGCACCGAATATTTTTGATAATTGAAATTCATTTTAATGAGGTTCTGCTTTCTTTTTCTCAGAAATTCGATATACATCGACTCTAAAGGAAAGAGTAGACACCACAGATAATTGAGAGTTATCGGTTTTCTCCTGAAGGTAGGAATCCACCACAACGCTAATTGTTTGAAATTGATTTTAAATAACTGATCCATTATTCCTGAGGTTGATAATTGATATAGGTAATCCCGCTCCAGTCTTCTATCTTAAATCTTCCGGACTTTGGAATTCGGCTGATTGTAATCGGCTGGAACTGTCCGTACCCAACGCCTGGCTCAATCCATTTGCTCTGTATATTCAATTTGTTCAGATCAATAACGCCTTCCGTAGCCTTAATTTCTTCCAGAAGTTTTTGAACACTTAGCTCCCCATTAAAAGGAAGATTCAGTAAAAAACGGCTGATTGTATCCCGTACCGGAAACTTTCCGCTTACGATACTCATTCCGTTGGGAAGCAATACCAAAGGATCATAACATATTTCAATATCCTGCTTCAGTATATCCGGCAAAAAGTTCAAGATTACAATATCATCACCGGCTGCCTGTATTTCTTCAATAAATTTTTTGAATGCCAGGGCTTTTTCGTCTGAAAGGACTTCGTCCGTATTTTCGCCCGCAATCTTCATGGAAATTTTAATTTTACCGGTATTGGATTTGCTGCGGGTTACGGCGACATATTTTATGATTTTTGAAGCTTCAACCTGCTCCGGCGTTGCTTCGATTTGTACGCCGTTATCTTCGTAAGTGGATGAAAACTGATCTGTTTCAGGGATTAAGTCAAAGCCATACTGAAAGCGAAGTGCTTCATTTCTGTACCATGGCAAACGCGGGACTTTCTGATTGGCTATTTTGTCATCTATTTCTTTCATGTGAAGATTTACAGCTTCCTGAAAGTTGAAAATCATAAAGGCCACAGCTTCCATAATATTACGCCAAACCGCCGTTTTTGAGGGAGAACTGAGCACCTGTAAAAAAGGATTAGTCTCTTTTAATGATAGAATTAACCCTATAATTTCCTGTAGTGTCCGATTCATTTTAGCTTATTTTAAAAGAATTTCCAATCTGCATATATCCTATGCCTTTGAATGTCGGTATTTCATTGTTTTGGTCTCCTGTTGCTGCCGTTGCCGGCTGTATTTTTTTTGCCGTATACTCATTCAGCACATCCGTATTTTTCTGTACATCTTCCGGGATTTCGGCGGGATTACCTGCTGATACTATATCCGAAACAGAAAAGCCATTGGCAATAGCGATGGCAAAGCAATTCTCTACAGTTCCTGTATGCTGTAATGCGATGTCCAGAATCGATTGATTATTTAAAATAATTTCTTTCATTACGTTACTTTTCCCTGTGTTAACGCTCCGCCATTAGGAGGGCAAACTCCGGTCACGGTTCCGCTTTTAACATATTCCTCTATTGCATCTGCCAACTCCTGAGCGGCAATATCTACATTACTTGTTGTTTTGGGCTTGCTAAAAATGGCTGTAAGCCTACTTATTAATTGCGGTTTATCAAGTGCCATTTCTCTGAGCGTTTATGGTGAAATTTTCGGCATCTTCAATTTTGAAATCAATATTTTGGAAGCCGTCATATTTCAACTGTTCGTTGACTTCACGGGTGATGCCTTGTCTGGTATTTCTTGCTTTTAGCAATCTGAGCATTTCAGCACCCAAAAGAGGCGTATTTTTAAATTCCCCCTTAAAGGCAATAAGTATGCTTTCAATTTCCTGCTGCTCGGAACTTCCAATCTGAAAATCCCCGTTTACAATAGAAATATCGTTTTCGTCGTTTAAAAGTATATCCATCATATTTTTAGGTTAATATTTTGTTTAATGCCTGTTTATTGGCATTAACAATGTCATTTTTGATCTGCATGATTGCGGGAACGTCAGGCGTTACCCCAATGGATACCACTACTTTTGCCACCTCGTCACACAGCTTTCCGAATCCTTCCTGAAACTGATTGAGAACTTCTTTTAAATTTTCGCCGTCTCGGTTAAACTGGAAGCCGCTACTATCGAAAGTGAAATCTGATTTATCATTCCTGAACTCAATTTTTTCGACCTCACTGACGGAAAGAATCACCGCCTTATTATTTTTTTTATAAATTCCTATTGTTACTAAGCTTCCTACTTTAGGAACAATTATGAGTTTATCTGTTTTATTCTCAACAACTGCATTAATGGAACAATCAAAAAATTCTTTTTTATCATCAATGGCGGCAACCTGGCAGTAATCGTTTTCAATTTTGATTACTTTTGCGGTATCAATAACCACTGGAAATCGATTAAGTAATAGTTTTAAGCTCTCCATCCCTGTATGTTTTTCCTATATCTAAAGTTCTTCTGAAGCCGCCATTTGCGGTGACATTGATTTCTACTTCATCCACGAAATTTTTAGTATTTCTTTCGTCATATTTTTTATCAATGACCTGAGCCACTTGTCCATGCTCTACACGAGGCCAGCCAAATGAAGTAATGGTACCTTTGTAACCACCTCTTGTTTTCAGATTTTTAAGCCTATTATCTGTTCGCTTCTTAAGCTCATCCTTATTCAATCCGTCTCTATCTGTCCAATGTTCAATGTCGCCACCTTCTTCACCTGTTTCATAATTAATGACCTCACCATTTTTGTTAATGCTTTTTGCGTAAATCTTTACTTTCGCCTCTTCAGGAAAAATATATTGCAGGTTATGATCAATAATATTTTCGCAGTATTCAAAAACCGGTTGTTTTTTGGAGACTTTTTCATCGGAGTAGATTTTACCACAAACCAGACGGTCGTCTCTGAAAAAAGTATAGATCCCGGCTTTCTCCTGAAGTTCATTAAATGCTTTTACTGCCGTGGTCTGCTTCATGGAAAAGTCGCCGTAGAGTTCGTCGATACAATCAAGGTCATACCCCGGAGCGACTGCCTCAATAATCTGTCTGACCGCGGCATTTTTAATAGAAACACTCACTTCTTTTCGTTTAAGCTGCCACATTTCATCCTCACAGATGAGCTCATAGGGAATGTTAATCCGTGGAGACCTTGCCACATAGCCGATAAACTCAGTAAATAACTGGCGGTTATAGCCCAGCTTAATTTCGACTTTATGACCCACTTTTATAAAATTTCCGATATGTTCAACCGGTTTTAAATTTCCGTTATCATCATAATAGATGGCCTTGGGGAGTTTAATCGTTGCCGTATCCGTAAAGTTTTTCCAGCCTTTTTTAATCGTAATTTCTGTTGCCGCCGTAAACTTTAATTTTCCGATGAGAATTTCAATACAGGGTACCATTAGGGTGTAATTATAAAGGGGATTTTACTTTTTGCTTCAATCTCAAAAGCCTGAATATGGGAATAGCCGATCGAGGGTGTTAAGGTGAGTTTATGAATGCTCATATAATGAATGCCCAGCATCGTTAACAGCGCTCCTTCACATTCCAGTAGTGAAGTTTTTAATTCACATATCCTTTGAAGCTCTTTAACTTTCTGCTCCGGGTAATCGGTACTTTCATAATTAATGATAAGCCCCCTTATCGTAAGCTGCCAGTCGTCCAGCGCGATCAACTCCTCAACATTTCCGTCACGACCGAAAATATCGGTTTCCACGATTTTTTTAGGCCGTATCGGTTCGATGGTTGTTTCCAATGGAAAAGAATATCCCCCGAACTGTTCCCCCGTTCCTTCAATATAAGAAGGTCTCAGGTCTATAAAATCCCATACCGGTGTTCCCATTACAGAAACTTTAGTCAGCTCATTATAGGTCGGAAGCACCTGCAAGTCGTCAAACCCATTAAAAAGTTTGTCGGCAACGGCCTGTGTCGCAAACCCTAGTTTGAACGGGAAATGCTGCCTGATCAATTCTTTAACATTAATATTATATCTCGACACTTTCTCCTTCTTTTGCGTTATACCTTTTACTTTCAAACCACAATGCCCATTTTAGCTGCTGCCATTTATTCCAGAACGTATGATCGTCCAGTTCTTCAGGAAATGGAATATTAAAATGGTAACTGAGCAGAGCGTTAACCTTACGGATAAAATCAAATCCGGCTTCCTGAATAATAGGAAGCCCTAGACTTCCCCCAGTTCCGCTTCCAGGAACTTAATAATTCCGGATGCCTGAATGGCTGCCGTATCGGCAATGTCACCATCCATTTTTAACCTTTCATCTCCACCGAGCCAGCAGTTATCCCGGATAAACTCACCGCATTCTAAAATCTTATTTTGGGAATACATGGAAAGCGCAGTGGCTTTAATTTCCCGGCCCGGCGGTTTTAAATATCCCACCAGCGCATTACCGTCCTTGTCTTTTACGGTAAGCTTATGGAGCTTATCAACTTTCAGTTTCTTTTTCCATTCTGTTATTTGTTCCGGTGTAATATGGCCTTCTTTTGTTTCGATTGACATTTTCATTTTTCGTATTTTCTCTGTTAATTGTGCGTTGTTATCTTTAGATGTAAAGGGAATGCCCATTTCTTTGCATTGGTCCCTGAGTGCCTGGCGATCCATTATGCGGCGAAGTCTATATCATGAATATATAAAGGACTTTCCACGAAGATGGCACCGTTGTTTCCGGCTTCTGCGGACCTTCCGTTTTCTTTGAATTTACAGCCGTAAAGAACGTGGCAGACTTGCAGTCCCGCATCATCCACATATGAAACCGTAATCGGAAATGGCGGAATATCCTGAAGTGTTTTTCCTTTTGGAAGTTTTGCCTGTAAAGCGTCCACCGTTTCGCTGATTAAAGAAATGCTCCCTTCGTAGGTTTCGTCGCCCTGTGTATATCCGATCGGCTTGGTTGTCCCCACAACCTTTACGGGTTCGATAGCGTCGGTTCTTTTGTATTCAATTTTTCCAACCCCTGAAAAAGTGGCACCGAAAGCGGTAATCCTGACATTTCCATAATTCCTGTATTTTCCGTTTATTCTCGTCTGTGTCGTCATGTTCAATTCGTTTTTAAAGGGTTTCTGAATCCTACTTTTAAGGTGATCCTTCTGCCGATAGCCACCGGAATAAACGTTAAAAGCACTTCAAATTCACTCGTTGCCAGTACATTCTGTTCAGGATTGATATAGGCATCCACGCCGCCGCTGATGTCACCGTTTGCCACCATCGGATCGAGTGAAACTTTGGTGATGGTTTCTAAATCTTTTACGGTTTCAGGTGCCATAAATCCGGTGCTTTCATCGACGTACAAACGCCCTTTCACTTTTGGGGCTAATGCCGCCTTGGCCAGCTTGATCGCTTTTTTAATGCTTCGGTTATTTTCCCCATACGCATAATCGGAAGTAATTTTGTCACAGGTATGCGTATCGTTGATAAAGATTCCTGCGGTCGAAGAAATTCCTCCCAGATTGACAATTGGGGCAAAAAATATATAGCCTCTTTCGTCCAGATTATCCAAATCCGTATCCGAATAGTCGCTCAGCTTGTTACCGGAACTTAGTCCGGGAACAATAAAGGTTTTCTCACTGGCATTCGTCAGGTTAAAATCATTAATTTGTTCCCCTGCATTTTGCGAAACGTCTGCCTTAGAAACCATAGCCGTATAATCTTCAACAGCTGCATATCCTTTGTATAGAGCATCACGATTGGAAATTTGATAATCGGCACCGATGACAATAGATATATCCGGGCATTCATTCGTAAGCATTCTTAAATTTAGAGCCGCAGTCGATGTTCCTGAAAAGCTTCTGCCTTCGATATACATTTCGCAGTAGCGGTCTTTCGCCCATTCAGAGTCCGACAACGCCTGCGCCTTATAAATGGCATCAATACTGTCTTTGTCGAGTCCTGTTTCTATGGTGGGTGTATAGTCTTCAGCAGGGTTTAATGAAACACAAGCCTGAACAATTTCTCCGGCTTTATCCCTTAATAATTTAGCGAGATAGTTATTATCTTTATCCACCATCTGGGTAAGGGTAACGCCTTGAGCGACGGGCATAAAATACACGGTAATTGAGGGGTTATGAACAAAAAACCTTCTCAGTCTTTCGTACACGAGTACCTTATTAATCTCATCATATTCCGGAGTAATACCAAGTGCTTCTACTTCCTGAATATTTTTAAGTGTGTAGATAGTTCCCAGGACCATTTTGGAAGTGGCAATGGCGTTCATCACGCTGCCGGTCACCATATCCGCTGAAGGATTTCTTCTTCCTAATCCTCCGTTAAGTTTCTGTACTATGAGTCTGGGACGCATTTTTCCTTGTTTTAATAGTGTTATTGGTGGTGCCAAAAGCCTCAATTTGTTTATTGGCAGCTTCCAGCTGTTGTTGTAAATTTTCGTTTTCCGCAGCCAGTCCTGAGAGTTCCTCCAGTTTGGCGTTGGCTTCAGTGAGTTGCTTCTGGGTTATGACGTATTTCTCGCGAAGAATAATGACTGAAGTAAGCGTTTCATCCGTTTCGGTATTTGCCGGTTCGTAGTCCTGGTCAAGATCACAGACGATGGCAATTTCTTCCACAATACCCGTTAAAGCCATTCTTGCCAGCTCAGACTGGTGCAAAGTCTCCTGTAGATCCGAATCATCCTCGTCCTCAAACCCTTCACGAAAAAAGACTTCCGGTTCGCTGTCAAACTCTTTTAAACCGTGATAATCTTTTGAGGCTTTTTCATCAAAAAAACATTGCCCGTTTTCCGAAATGAAAATTTTATTTTCCTGAGGATACTTTTCAAAAAGCGCATTGGCTTTCTCCTGAAATTTCTTTTTATTGGCCATGGTTTAATTCATATTGATTTGTATTCCGTTTTTGCATCAAATGAGGGACAGGCTTTTGCCACTTTCGGAAAATCCCGGTGTCCCTGTATCAAGGCGTTTGGAAATTGTTTTTTCAGTTGTTTTAATAGGGTAAGTAAGCTTTCTTTTTGAGCGGGAGTCCGGGTATCTTTAGGCTTTCCTTTGGGATCAATACCGCCGATATAGCAGACATTGACCGATATGGAATTATACCCTTTTACCCCATTGGAAATTTTGTCAACCGACAACAAATTCACAATTTCGCCATCCGCTTTGATGAGAAAATGATAGCCGGGCATTTTCCACCCTTTTTCGTTTTTCCAGTAATTCTGGATTGATGACACTGTCGCGGTCGGTTGCGTAGCGGTACAATGCACGGCTATATATCGTATACTTCTCATGAGCTTTATCATTAGGCGTTTTCGGAAACAAGGGCTCCGAAGCCGTATTCTTGTTTTTTATCACACAAACCGTAAGACTGTATTCTTAATTCAGAAGTCGGATCGGCGTTTCTGGTGTCCTGATATTCCGGTTTGTAGAGGATCAGTAAATTTTCTAAATGATATACCGTATTGGGAGCATAGAAAAATGTTGAGGCGTATTGGTCGCCGTCCTCCCTGATTGCGCCCCTTGCTTTAAGATCGCCCGCCTCAGAATACAGCGGAGCCGCGTTATTTTCCCACATTCTCATTTTATAGAACCTTTTGAACTCTCCGGTGTCTTTATCAAATTCCAGATTGTCCCTGTGGTTGGCCGTTCCGGCTTTATCCACCATTAAATCGGCTCTGTGTTCCATATTCAGGATCATATTCCATGAGTTGGGAACTTCCGCGGTGTCGTCGTCAATTAAATTCAGGGTTTCAATTTCATGATAGAAATTGATCATGTCCTGAAAAGTCAGCCTTTTTCTGCCGTTGACCACCCCTCCTGTAGTTCTCAGTACGGGCATTGATCCTGAAACGTGCTGCGCCGGTGCGAGCTTGTTCATACAATAATCACGGACACCGATTCTGAACGCCTGGGACTGCTTAACGCGGACTTCGGCTCTTTTATCAAAAACCAATGCCCTGACTTCTGCATTCGTTACTTCTGTAGGGTCGGTATCGAGTTTATCCCATGGGATAATATTGTTTTTACCCGTCATTTTTTTAGCGGTAAACGGAGCGGTATTATTGACATAAAACCCTACGTTATTGATCAGCTTATTCTGACGAAGACCATCCGCTGTTAAAGCTCCTTTAGGTGCCGGCTCCAACGCCGACATAAACTTATCGTTATAGTTTTTGAACTCCTTGAGTAATTGCGGAGCCACAAATTGGTTAAGGTATAACCCGTCTATTAAATCTGGCATGGGGATTAATTAAATTCTGCGTTAAACAATTTTTCAAATTCTTCGGTGGCTTCTTCGTGAAGCGTTTCTAATCCTTTAGGATCTTTCGTCTGCCAGTCTGAATAGCTCCAGCTGTCACGACCGGTTAAGAGCTCGTGTTTTGCGCCGTCCACCGGCGGTTTTTGTCTTTCAAGATTTCCATTAGGATCGGGCTTGCCGGACATTCTTTCCAGTGATTTTGCCACTAAGGCAAAATTTTCCAGCGCGTGTTTTTTCCAGTCTTCTTTTTCGGTGTTGGAAATTTTACCGGATTTCAAGGCATTAGAGATCAAAGTTTCCGCCTGGGCTTCTTTAAATTCCTTCAATTCATTTTTGAGGGAATCAGCTTTATTGGCTTTGTTTACAATGTCTTTTAAATGATTCTCAAAGTCGTTATCTGAAGACGAGGCGGTCAGTGCCCCCGCCAATCCTGCCGCTTGTAAGGTGGCTAAAATCGCTTCTTTTTTCATGTCAGTATGTTGATTTATTATAATTTCCTCCGGTAGTTCTTCCGGATAGAGATTGAAACATTCAAAGGCTTCTTCCGGCGTTTTATTCGTAATATTTTCTGCGTCCTGTTCGGACGTTTTTCTTTGTTTGGTAGGCTTTACTATTTGATCTGCAATTCCCAGCTCAAGGCAGGCTTCCGCTGATAGCCAGAAATCTTTTCCCGAAACCAGCCATCCCTCAATCGTTTCGGCATCGGCTTTTGTTCTTTCCTTAAAGATGTTACGGAGCCTGTCTTCGCAGCTATCCATCAGGTCAATATAATTGAGCATTTCCTGCTTATTTCCATAAATACCGCCTTTCACGGCGTGTGCCATTCCGAATGCATTTTCATTGATCATAATAACATCACCGGCAAGGGCAATAACAAATCCCATGGATGCTGCCATTCCTTCAATAATCACCGTTACCTCACAGTCAGAGGCGCGGATCAGATCATAAATTGCGAGTCCTTCAAAGACAGAACCACCGCCGCAATGCACACGGATCGACAATTCCTTATTGGCTTTCAATGATTCCCTGAAAACGCCTTGAAATCGTGGATAGTCAAATTCCTCCCATCTTCCGATAAATCCATAGAGTAATATCTCGGCCGCTCCTGCTACCTGATTTTTGACTTCATAATGAAAGGGTTTATGGGACATTTCTTTGATTTTGTTAGGACAAAGATTGACTTAAAAACAGCCGGAAAAAAGCTAGCGGTTAGCGGCTAAATATTTTCGTGTAGTGATTGTATATTTTCATGCAGTCCCTAATAGCGAGCTTCCGTAAAGCCCCTATATAAAGCAACTTTGTTACATATATATAAGGAATGAACGAGAGAAAAAGGCTGACCAATGACGAGAAATATGCCATTGCACAGGACTTGTTTTTGGAGACCGATAAAACACAGAAAGAAATCGCGGAGATTATTCATGTTACCGAAAAGACCTTGGGAAAATGGAAAATCGAAGGTGACTGGGAGATGCTTAAAAGTGCATCAACCGTTACTGCCCGGAAAATTATTGAGAACCTGTATAAAAAGGCACATGCGCTGAGTGAAGATCCGAAAAGTAAACCCAATGATATAATTCAGATTGCCAACAGTATTGAAAAACTTTCGAATAAGAAAGTAACGGTAAGCCAGATCATCAATGTATTTAAGGATTTTACAACCTATGCTTTTACTCAGGATGCAGAACTGGCGAAGGAGGTCAACCTGTTACAGAAAAAATATGTTGACTTTAAAATCGGTGAAAAATAATGTCTGCAACGAATATTACCAGAAGGGATTATAACGAATGGCTGGAGTTCTGCGCTCAGGTTCAGAATAGCACCGCTGTTGCTTTTAATGATACCGAGGAGCTGCAAAAAATACGGATTAAAAGAGCCTTAACCGAATATAATTATTTTGTTACCACCTATTTTGATATTTACGCTGATGCCGACTGTGCCGACTTTCATATTGATTTTGCGAATGCCTGTCTTGCTGATCCCAATTTCTTTGGAATCGCCGAATGGGCAAGGGAACACGCAAAATCCGTTCACCTTACTATCATTATTCCGATGTGGCTCATTGCCCATAAACAATTAACCGGAATGCTGCTGATGGGTAAAAACGAAGATGATGCCTGTAACCTTTTATCCGATCTTCAGGCGCAGCTGCAATCCAACAAATTATTTGCCCACGACTTTGGGGAGCAGTATAATTTCGGATCATGGGAAGACGGGGATTTTACCACGAAAGAAGGAATCCGTTTTCTGGCCTTTGGACGGGATCAGTCGCCAAGGGGAGCAAGGGAAAACGAAAAGCGTCCCAATTACGGCGTGGTGGATGATGTAGACGATGACGATATTGTACATAATCCTAAGCGTGTAGATAAAATTGTTAAGAAAATATTAGGGGCGATGTATTTTGCACTGAGTATTAAAGGGGCCCGTTTTGCCATGGGTGGCAACCGTATTCATCATAATTCGATCCTTGCCAATATCGTCGGTGATACCAAACCCGGAGCTAAAAAAAGAGAAGGTATTTATCATTCGAAAGTTAAAGCCATTGAAAATGGAAGACCGGCGTGGTGGCAACGGTATTCTTTACAGGAACTCTTACGGAAAATTCAGCGTGCCGGTCCTGTTTTGGCAAAACAGGAATTTTTTCACGAAACGGATATTGAAGGGAAAATCTTTAAAAACAAATATTTCAGGTTTGCCAAACTTCCGCACCTCGCCAAAATGGATATTATCATCGGGTATTTTGATCCGAGTTTTGAAAACAACCAGACCTCAGATTTTAAGGCGGTTTCCCTTTGGGGACAGAACCGGTTCAAGCGGTTCTGTATTAAGCGCTTTACCCGAAGGTGTGAGCTGGAGGACGTTTTCGAGTGGATGATTAAAGTTGAAAAAGACCTGCCCCCAGGTGTTGGAATTATCTGGTATATGGAAAAACAGTTTTATACCCGACCGGTAAAAAAAGCCCTCCGCCGGGTTTGTAAAAAACTCAAATATCCCTTAAGTGTTCTAACTGACGAACGGAAAAAGCCCAACAAATACACCCGTATGGTGAGAATGGAGCCGGAATATTCATCCGGCAATGTTATTTATAATGTAGAGGAAGAGCACGATCCGGATATGGTCGAAGGAAACTTGCAGCTCAAAGGAATTGAACCCGGTTATAATACCGCAGATGATGCACCGGATGCTGACGAGGGAGCGTGGTTCTATTTAGACCAGCACCAGTTTTTAGATGCCGAGGATTTAGAACAGGATGCCCTGAGCCTTGGGAAACATGAAAGAGACGAAGAAAACACCTACTAAAATTTTTACGCTATGCCTTTTTTAATAGAAACCGATTACGAAGTACAGATCCGAAACTGGATCAAGCAAATTATTATCCAGCGAAAAGAAGATGTCAGACATCAGGCAGAACTTGCCTCGCAGGCGGAAATGGAAGGCTATCTCCGCCAGCGTTACAATGTAGCGCAGATATTCTCGGCAACCGGCGAAAACCGGAACGCCCTGATCATCCTGTATATGGTAGATATTGTGATCTATCATTTACACTCTAATAAGGCCGGAGACGTGATTCCTGAATTACGGATCATTCGGTACAATGCGGCCAAAGACTGGCTCAAAGCCGTTGCCAAAGGAGATATTTCCCCGGACCTGCCGGAAAAGCCTGACGAAGGAGAAAACGGCGAAGGAACCGGCAGCCAGATTATTGAGTTTGGAAGCAACCCTAGATATTCAGAACGCTATTAAATACCATGTACATGAAATTTAACTTATCAACAGTTACCGATTTTTTAACCAATACTTTTGGCGGCAGTAAAGACAAAGACCATGAAAATGCCGTCACTCAGATGGTGGATGCCATTAAACGCCAGCGTACCTTATATAATAAGGAAATAAGAGACTGGAAAATGGCAAGGGCGGCGGCATTAGATCCGCTCATCCCACGCCGTAAACCACTCATTGATATTATGGAGGAAGTCTTGGACGACCCTTTTATTTTCGGACGTTCCGACACCCGAAAATTAAGGGTTTCCAATAAGGCGGTGGCTGTTATGGAACTGGACGGAGAAATTAATGAGGATAAGACAAAGCTGCTTCAAAAATTGTGGTTTAAAAACCTGATCAAATACACCCTCGATAGCATTTATTTTGGCTACACCTTAATGTACCCAAAGGAACTGGACGAAAACGGGTTTATCAAAAACCTGTCTTTTATATACAGGGATCACATTGTCCCGGAAACTACCGAAATATTAATCAACCCTTTTGATCTGCACGGAGAAAATTTCCGTGACGGGAATCTGAAACGCTGGACGCTTTGGGTACATCATGAGCATTCGATAGGGCTTTTAAATAAGGCGATCCCATTATGGATATTTAAAAAGCATTCTTGGCAAAACTGGGATGAATTCGAGGAAATGTTCGGAATTCCGATGCGTACCGCTAAAGTGGCTTCTACCGATCCAAGGGTAAAAAAAGAGGTAGACAAATGGTTAAAGGATTTGGGTTCCGCCGGATGGGCAAGATTTCCGGAAGGTGTGGAAATTGACATTAAGGAATCCAACAGCCGCGACAGCTTCAATGTATTTAACGAAAAAAGAAAAGCCTGTAACGAAGAACTGGCGCATCTTTTTGATGGAAACTCTGAAACTTCAAAGGATACTGGAAGCCGTGCCAAAACAGGGGAAATTATCAACAGTACTCAAAAGCTTATTACCATGGATGATGAAACCTTCGTCATGTTTTTTATCAATGATGATGTTCTGCCGTGGCTTCGGGAGCTCGGCTATCCTTTTGACGAAACCGATCAATGTGTATGGAACGATAACGTAAAATTATCGCCTAAAGAACGCCTTGAAATTTTCAAAGGGGTAAAAGATTTAGGCTATACAATTAAAAAGGAACAGATCGAAACCGAGCTGGACGTTGAAATTGTCGGAGAAATTAATGAACCGAAACCTGAAGATACAAACCCACCACCAGAGAACAAATCCGGAAATTTTAATTTGCCCTACAGTCAAAACGCTGGTTGTGGGGCTGAACCGAAAGCTCCAGCAAATGTCAGAGACTTATCTCCTGAGGAAGAAAATTTTCTGCATCAGTTGTATAATAATCCGGATTCTATCAACTGGAGTTACAACGAATTTCAAGCGTCACACAGTCCATTGTTAGATGCCATAAAGCAAGGGTTTGGAAAAATCGATTTCGATTTTGACAGTACTGACCACCGCAGGATGCGGGCTTGGATGGATAATATACACCGCTTTGGCGTGGATAAAACACAGGCGGAAGTCTACGAGCTCAATCAGATGCTCAAGTCTCCGGAGGTTAAAAATTTTAATGACTTCAGGAATAAGGTTAAATCAATATTTCCAACGTATAAGGAATTGCATCTGCAAACCGAATGGGATCATGCCAATGCCACTTCTAATATGGCAGCGAGATATTTGGAAATGATGGACGACATGGAAATCGCCCCTTTCTGGAAATTAGATGCGATTCGGGATGAAAGAACAACGGTAATCTGTAATAGTCTGGATGGAAAAGTTTTTGATAAAAGGGATAAAAATTCATGGAAATTTTTACCGCCTCTGCATTTCAAATGCAGGACGGATGCCCTGGACATTTTCGATGATTACGACGGGGAAATTACAAGTTTTGAGGATGCTGTAAAAACTGATCCCGACGGTTGGGAAAGGATGCAGAAACAGGGCTTTGATGTCAACTGGGGAGATAGTGACGAAATCTTTACCAAGGCACAAAGCTATTTAAGAAAGCTGCCTAAAGACTCAGCTCCGATCAATGTAGATGATTTGGGAATTACCGATTATGGGCTTTCAGATTGGGCACAGGTTAAAAAACATTCCTATCCTAAAAAAGGGGTGACCATTAAAAGCCATATTGATGATACGGGAATGGCGAGAATCGTTACTTCCGAAAATCTACCGGTTTGGGTGGACGCGGAAACGGCCGGTATGAATGATGAAGTGTTTACCCAACTCAGGGACACCTTAACAAATCCGGACGAAATATTCTGGAGCGATTCAGGGGACATTCCACAGTCCGTATTTATACGGTTTTATAAGGACGGAGCTTTTAAGGTCACCACCCAATCTGTTAAAGTGACTGATTTTGAGATGGTCTCCGATGTTGACACAGTCCGCAAAGGTCTCTTGGTCTCCACACCAAAAAAATAATAACAATTTAATGATAATACAATGAGCGGTTTACAGTATGCTTTAGATATGATCGATCGTTCCTTTAGTAACGGAATCAGTCGAGCAAGGACCGAAACGCAGGGGCTGGATAATGCCGTTAATACCACCAACCGCGGTATTGGAAGATTAAGAAACACCGGACAAAGTACCTTCAGTAATTTGACTCAGTATGCTAAAACTGCCGGTCTCGCTATTCTTGCCGCGTTGTCGGTGGGAGCTGTCATCAGCTTTGGAAAAGAGGTCACCGGTATTACTTCCAAATTCGAGGGAATGGAAAATGCCATTGTCTTTGCTTCCGGTCAGGAGGGTGCCAAAAACATTGCATTTCTGGATACCACGATAAAAGACCTTAACCTCAATATGGAATCTTCCTACAAAGGATTTCAGACGCTGACCGGATCTTTAAAAGGTACCGCCCTTGAAGGACAGGGAACACGGGATATTTTCGAGGCGGTCGGAATTGCCGCCTCAGTAATGAATTTATCGGCAGAACAAAGTGAGGGCGCATTTTTGGCACTTTCTCAGATGGCTTCCAAAGGTAAAGTTTCAGCAGAGGAACTCAGGGGGCAATTAGGGGAAAGGATTCCGGGAGCACTCGGAATTGCAGCGCGGTCGATGGGGTTAACACAGGTGGAGTTTAACAAAATGCTAGACAGCGGCCAGATCATGGCAGAGGATTTCCTTCCAAAATTTGCAAAGGAGCTGAAGAGTACTTTTGAGGGCGGGTTACCGGCCGCGATGAATTCCATGCAGTCGGCGATCAACAGACAGGAAAACGCCTTAACACAGTTTAAACTCAAAACAGGAGAAACATTCCGACCGCTTATCATTGGGGTATTGGATGCCGGAAATTTCCTTTTCAGCTTCCTTTCTGATATGATGAATTATACCGAGCCGGTTAAAAATGCGCTCATGGGAGTGGCAGACGCTTTTCAGCCGGTTGTGGATGCGATCAAAAACAATGGTTTTATTCAGCTTTCCGGGGATACCAATCTCGCTAAACTCGCAATGGAAGGGATCGGTGGTGTTATTACCTTTTTAACCCCGCTTTTTGAGCTGATCGGAAAAATTCTTGGGGGGGTTACTCAGGCATTTAATTATGTCCGTATTGCACTCATGGAAAATATAATGGCCATGTATGAATCAGGAAATGTGGCTGGATTCCTTTCTAATGTCATCGGGATTTTAACATGGGCTTGGGAATTGATCTCACCGGCTATTGGCTATGCGGGACAAATACTGGGGGCAGTAATTGGCGTTGTTTTTAAAGCGGTTGATGCCATACTTGGCATTATTAACGCGGTGTTGGATTGGGGTAAAAAAACAATCTGGATACAGCGATTATTAAATTCCCTGGTGGGTGTAGTTCAGTCTGTATTTAAAAGTATCCGGAACATTGCCGTTAATATCCTTTCAGGGGTAGGCGATTTGTTGGTAGGAATTTTCACGCTTGATACGGATAAAATAAAGTCGGCTCTTTCCAAAGGTTTTAATGTGGTAAAAGACACCGCAAAACTGATACCGAATGCCGTGGGCGGGGCTTATGACGGCTGGAATAAGGAGCTTGAAAAACCCATTAAAAAAGCGGTTAAAATCACCACTAAAAACGAGGTCACTACTGCGGGCATTACGCCTCCGGCTGGTTTGGCACCGCCGGGCGGAAAACCCTCTGCGGGGTTAGCTCCTTCTGCGGGTGCAGATGCGAAAGCTAAAAAGGATAAGACAAAGAATTCCTTGTCAGGTTCGGGGGCCGGAGGCGATGGCAAAAAAATGATTTTCAATATTCAGTCTTTTGTAAAGGAGCTGACCATTAAAACCACCAATATCAAAGAAAACCCGCAGGAAATCAGAAAAATAATAGAAGAAATATTTAACGAGGCGATCGCCGACATAGAAATAAGAGCCAATGCCTAATAATAACGCACAGGAGTTTGACAGACTCAGAACAAAGTATAGGAATTTTCAAAGAACGATTCCGCAGAAAGCTGCCATTACTATGGTGAATTTCTTTAAAAGAAATTTTAAGGTGGGTGGCTTTGTAGACGTTCCCTTCCAACGATGGAAAAAAAGCACGTATCCCGGTGCACGTGCCACCATGGTAAGATCCGGAAACACGCGTCGGGAAATTAAAAAAATACAGGTTTCTCAGTCCCGTGTTACGGTGGGAATCGGAAATCACAACCATTATGCAAAGATCCATAATGAAGGCGGGAAAATCCTGATCACCCCCAAGATACGCCGGTTCTTTTGGGCAAAATATAAAGAGACCGGCAAAGAGTATTGGATGTGGCTCGCCCTTACCAAAAAAACGCATATAGAAATACCGCAAAGAAAATTCATCGGCGATTCAAAAGCTTTGGAAAAAACACTGGATCGTATGATCGTATCAGAACTTAAAAAAGCATTGTTATGAGTATAAAAGGAATTGTATTTAAAGAAATAACCGACCACCTGGAAATGCAGGTGGAGGAACTGATCTATATTGATAAAGACCGCGGACAGGCGGAAAAAGAAAATGTTCTGTTGATACCCAAACCGGCAGTTTTAATCGCTTTTATGCGCTTTGAGTGGTCAGACATCGGGAATGGAATTAAGGAGGGAAAAGGAGCCATTCGCGTGCGTGTCATTTGTGAGAATTATGCAGAAAGCTATACGGGAAGTATTGATCAGGATTTGGCGTTGGTTTTCTTTGATCTCAACGAAAAGGTAGATGCTGCGCTGGAGGGATTAAGCGGTACAAAATTCAGTGAAATGAAAAAAGTTGCCGACGAGGACGACCTGGATCATGGCAATGTTATTGTAACCGTTTATGAATATGAAACAACTATTATCGACGACACAAAAGCGAACTGCACTAAAATGATAAAGGTAGATGCTGAACCGATTATAAAATATATTACAAAAGAAAACCTGCCGGAAAGGCAGGTTAATATTGGGTCGGATTTTATTATTTAATACTAATGAGAACGGTATATTGGTCGTCTGACGAAAATAGTAAACAAAGATCATCCTTATAATTATCTTCTGTATAAAATGCCATAAATTCTTTTTGATCGCTAATTAATTGTGGGGCAATTATAAGTGTAGCGGCTGGCTGGCCTTCTTTTAATTCTCGTTCTGTTTCACGTTTTTCTGTTAAAGCTTCTTGGTACGTCAT